TTATCCCCAACAAATAATTCTCTATTAGTTTGAAACAAAGGTTTTATTCCAGGTTCTATATGATTTTTTAATAAATCAAATTCTTCAAACCAATTATTAATTTTTCTAATCATTGCAAAATTCTTAGGTAAAATTTCTTGAAAAGAAGTGTTTAAAAATTCTTTTACTTTTTGTTTTACAAAAGTTTGTTTCTCAACACTTAAATCTACAAATTGACTAACATTATCGTTAAAAAAGTTTTCTAAATCTATAAGTTCTATTCCAGGTATACCAGGAGCAGTAAGAACAGGTACAGTAGTTGGTTGTGATGTACCATTATCTACGGTATAAAATTCTAAAGTAATTTGATTTACAGATATACCATAATTTCCATCATCAGTATTTCCGTATGCAGAAAATGTATTTAATATCTGTTCTATGTATGGT